ATTTTTGATTGTTGAACGTTACTGCGTTTTCGAACTCGAAAAACGTAGAAAAAAATGTTTTCACCACGCCGAAAAATTGCTTCTATTTTTGATGTAATTCCATACACTCAGCCCAAATTACATACCGGAAAGAGCTGGTATGTGGACTTCGTATCTTACGATCCACTAGAGCAAAAAATGAAGCGTAAGAAGTACATGCTCGATGGTATCAAGAAGGTATCGGAACGGAAAAAACGCGCCAACGAGCTTATCACCAACCTTAACATCAAGCTCAGAACCGGGTGGACTCCCTGGGCAGAAGTCACCAGTTCAAGACAATACACATCAATTATAGATGTTATCGATTTGTATCATAAATATTTGGCTAAACTTTACAAGGCAGGTACCATCAAAGAAAACACCCTGAAGGATTATGAAAAGCGCCTCCGTGTCTTTGAAGAATATATTTTCAAGCATGTGCCGGCCATTGTTTATGTCTATCAGATTGACCAGACCTTCATCAGTGATTTCCTGGACTACATCCTGCTGGATCGTGACAGTTCAGCCCGTACCCGCAATAATTACCGTACCTGGTTATCTTCACTATGTACCTGGATGGTAGAAAAGCAATACCTACAGCAGAATCCGGTAGAAAGAATCAAACAACTGGCCGAAGATGAAAAGAAACGGTCTGCCCTGACTCCATCCGACCTGCAGAAGCTTCAGAAATACCTGAAGAAAGAGAATCCCCACTTCCTGCTATTGTGCCAGTTTGCCTATTACACCTTTATCCGTCCGGATGAAATCTCTAATATCAGATTATCTGACATCTTCCTGAAGGAACAGAAGGTGTTCATCGCTTCCTCTATTTCAAAGAACCGCCGTGACGGAATGGTAGGTCTGAACGATATTCTTATCAAGTCCATGCTCGATCTGAAGATATTCTCCCAACCCAGCCATTATTACCTGTTCGGTAAAGGCTTCAAGCCAAGTAAGGAGAAAACAACGACACGTGTCTACCGTAATTATTTCTATAAGGTCAGAGCAGCCTTGAAATTCCCGGAAACGTACCAGTTCTACAGTCTGAAGGATTCCGGCATCCGGGATCTGGCCAATGCTGAAGGTATCGTAGTTGCCCGTGATCAGGCTCGGCATGCCGACATATCCACCACCAATAAATATCTTAAAGGAAGTGACATGACAGTACACGAGGAAACGAAACACTTTGAAGGGAACCTGTAAGAATCCTATACGCTAATTAGTAATCGTATAGGATCTCTTAGTAATTACACATCTAATAAAATAGAACACACTTTTTCATTCAAAAGCCTAAATAGATTTCGAATCGAATAAGCTTTTTCACAAAATGTTCTACCAGATCTAAACCATATACGAGCCGAAAAAATTTTTCCGGTATCAATAACCTTGACTTTTCGTATCTCCGGAAACGTGTCAAGGAAGTAACTGCAAATCTTCTGCCTTATCTCAGAAGTTGTTTTGGGCTTACGATGACGAACACCAGTTACAATATTATAACTCCTTAAAGAATTACTATTGAATGAGCGAATATCCGTTTCGTGGATTGACGTTCCGCAGCAGCTTAGCATATCTGCATTGGAAATGTTGTTGAAACTATACATAAAAATAAAAAGTATCCGCGCCTGTCCCGCTGCTAACTCACATTCAACAACAAATGCTAGCAGGCGCATTAACGCACTGCAACGGGGGTACACGGATACCAATATCTTAATGGTACTAAAATATGCGGACATAAAAAATGCCTGCAAATAATGCAAGCTCAACGTCCTGCATTTGTTGTTATATATGTTTGAGTTAGCACTGCAAATATGGTGATTAATTTTGAAATACCAAAAGAAAAGGCGGAAACTTTTTTAGTTCCGCCTTTATTATAGATTTATTTTTTCTTTACATCGTCGGGTTTGTCTCTGTTGATAAATATAGAAGCTACTGTAACTAATGTACCTGCTCCTAATAGCCCGGCAAACCATGGTCTATCCAAATATAAAGCATAAGCAGCAAGGGCCACAATAACCACGATAGATAAAAAAGCAAATGCCATACCCCACCAGTTCATTCTACCATTCTTATTTTCTGATTTGCGAACCAATTCATATTTTAATTTATCCATATTATGTCGATGCTCCTGTTCTTTAACAGATGCATCCATTAGGAATTGAACTATTCGGGGGTCAATATCTTTGTAGGCGGCAAGTTCTTGTGGTGAAGGCAATGTGTTATCATCTACAGTATATGTCTTCTCTACCTGTTGGCCTACACCGCCTTGACCGGCTACGACGGTTTCTTTTTGCTGAATCTGCTGTTTAGCCATTACTTAGTTTCAATTTTTCCCAAACTTCTCGAACATCTTTCTCAATATTTTTTCTATCCTGTTTCAACTTGGATTTATCGTCCATCTTATCAGATTCAACAAACAGTTCTTCCTTCAATCGAGAAATAATTTCAGACTCTTGTCTATATTCACCACGGGAAGAATCACGTAGAACCCTTGCCCCATTCGCTATGAATCGAGTTACGTCTTTAACAATACACATGATTACCTCCTTATTATTTAAATTCTTTTTGATTTGCAAATTTAATTATATTTTTTATAGCATGCAACTACTCAATCAATATCTTATATATAAATAACAATCCTTTAAACTAAACCATAGATTTACCACAAGTAAAAACAAGTTTCATCAATATATAAAAAATTCCATAAATTAATTCTGTAATAGGGGTTCATCTCACGATGAACCCCTACAAGGTTTAAACAGAACTATCTCCAATGAGATAGAAAATACCTTCAATTATCTTGTCAAATCCGTTAGGATTAAGCACATAATGCAATTGCTTACAATAATATAACTTATTGTTTATCAGAAAAAGCTGTTTAGGATCCAACAAACCGCTATAATTAAATCGGAATGTGTATTCATCCCTAGTATTGACCTTCACATTATTGGCATAGTAACTCTGATAGAGCCCGTTCTCTCCATTCAACGCCAATGTCAATGTAGAATCTTTCAGATTTAAAAGGAAGCTGTATGGCGGTGAATCTTCGTATACATAATAAACCGTATCTGATGCAGTCATCGGCAACCAGTATTCCAATTGTACCTGAGTCGTGCCAGCAGCTGAAAATACACCCTGTTTACCTAAATAATATGCAATATACAACTTTTCAGGGACATCTTCTTCAGAAACTCCGTTTTTTATCAATTCATTCAGTCCTGTTTCATCTGTAGTTGTATTGTTATAATCATTATTATTACGGACATAAGCAGCAACAAACACTCCAGATCCGACAGGCCCAATTGTTCCTGTTATACCTACAAACGTTTCAGCAGGAATTACTTTTAATGTAGCGACATTCTCTTCTGTTTCATTGACCTTCGAAAATCGGTCCACCACCTTCAATCCAGGAGTCGAAGTTTCACTCTCTAGATGTCCCACAAAACAAGTTTCACCTACTTGGTATATGATATGTTTATCATAGTTCTCTGTCAATTCAGACCATGATTCATATATTGAGTTTAGTGTTTTGACCTCACACAACTTCTTCACAGATGAATCCAAACACATGTACTTATATTCATCGTAATCAGGAAATTCATATTGAACACTATCATAATCAACATATAAATTCTGGACGACATCATATGTTTTCTCTTTATCTGTATCAACGACCATATCTATTTCAATAGAATCCACATTCGCATAATACCCATCAGTTCTGAGTATATGTGCTGTCTTTTCTGTCTGGTCTATGAGAATTACACAATTGAAAAATTTCTCCACTTCATCCAAGAACTCATCGATTGTCCAATCCGGCAACATCTCCGCTATCGATTCCGTCTTTATCCCATTTATCATAATCAGTCTACACCATCTGGGATCATTCCGAAGTTCATTTTCCTGTAATCTGTAACCTATAGCCTCTATAACCTTCTCAACAACGAATAAGAAAAACGGCTGAGGAATCATAACAGTATCCTCATTATAAATCGTACCAGTCTCTTGAATTGTCATCTGGTTATTGAAAGAGAAACTCTGATTATCCTTATATCCAACATACACCGGAGGATATACGTAATTCCTGTCCGGGAAAAAGTAATCCAAGCCAATCAACGCTTCTTCTTTCGTAGCAGTAATCATACCTAGATTCAAATTCCTTATACTCTCCTTACTACTGATATAATTGAGCTCCGAATTTCCCGATACAATCTGAATCTTTGCATACCGACTGTCTACAGAAAGAACAATCTCAGTCCCTTTGACCACTGTAACTCCATCCGCAATAACCACTGCCGAACGGTTACTGAATTTAGAAGTTACATCAGTCCGATTTATACTTTTGTATAACAGGCTATTCTGTGGAACATACAGATCGACATCAATATCATACGTATAATCTCCGTTACGGGTAAAAAAAGGATTCTCCCGATATAAGTCCAACTCAAAATCAGAAGATAGGATAACCTCTTTCCCATCAATAAATAATCGTGTCATGCTTTTACATTATATCTTGATGCATTGTTCTTCATTTTTGTAACCAGCTTCTGAGCCTCATTAATGCCCATTTTCCCTTCCACAGTAGTATAGGTAAATATCGGTTCGTTCAACCGTTTGAGAAGTTTATCCATACATTTGATACTCTGCATCATAACAGCCGTCATCTCATTATCCGATGAAGCCGATTGTTGGTAATAATTATTGTTTGTAGTAGTAGAATTACCAGACAAAACCGCTGAAACATCTTTGGCAGTCAGACTACCGATGGTATTATTACGTTGTGCTTGGTCTATCAAATCAAGTACCGGACGGATATCAGGGTTGCGGACTGCATAACGATTGGCCACAAACTCTCCAGCATGTACTACACCACGCGGCTCATCCCATCTACCGTCACCGGTATAACCACCTGTGTCAAAACTACCCAAAATACCTTTGGCCGTCTCGAAGGCAGCTGTTATCAGGGCTATCTTTGCAGCAGCAGTAGCCATACCAATAAGTACACCTTTTGAAGTGATATCTTTAATCGTCACTTCCGCAATGGCAGCTGCTTGAGTAGCAATTAACTGCTTTTCGAGTGCATTCAACATTATCACCAAAATATTGGCCATAAATGCTCCGAAACTTTTTTCTTCGCCTGCAAAAAACTCAGCCAATCCTTGCCCCAATTCTGTTGCTACACCTTGCATCGCATTACTCATAGCATCAAACTGACGTACCTTTTCATCATAGACCTTCTTACTGTCCTGAAGTTGCTTGTCTTCTATTGCCTTGATGATTTCGGCTTTTTTCTCCTCTGATATCTGTGTTGATTGAAGCAGGCTATTGTAATACCTGTCCTGAATGTCTGAAACCTGTTTCCAATATTCTTCTTCTGATGTCAGCTGCTCATAATGCTTCTGGGTAGCTTCCTGAATTTCCAGCTGGTACTGTTTCTCCATCCTGGTAAAAGCTTCTTCGGATGCTTTGTCGGCATCTTCCTGTTCCAACCGAGCACATTCCTCTTTGAACTTGATCCGCATCTCAAGTATTTTCTGCTCGATCTGTTGACGCTTTTCCGGTTCTAGCCCGGCAATGGCCATCATGTTCTCCAGGTGGCGCATCTCAAGGTCTTCCATGAAGCGGGTGTATTCCTGCTGTGTCATCTCGTCACTGACGAGATATGACTTCTTCAGGTCGGCTAGTTCATCATAGTAGCGTTTTTTCTCTGCGGTGGACGCAGCCTCTATCGTAGATGGTTTGTTATCTGTCCGAATTGTTGTTATATCTGTATTTATATTACCATTTTTATCTGGAGTTACGATTATTTCGTCTAATTGATTAACAGCTTTCTGGTTATCTTTAGTCTTGACGATTAAAGCACTAAATTTATTCTCTATTTCTGCAATACGGTCATAATCATTTTTTACTATAGATACATAATCTTTTATAGCATCTTTAGCGTCTGACAAGTCATAGAGTTTTAATGAATTGCCATACTTCTTATATAATGATTTGGACACGGCATCTGCAATCTGTTTTTCCGTATATCCTTTTTTTACCATATCATCTACATAGCCTATAACTACATTTCTGATATTATCAGTTGTAGATGAAGTTAGTCTACGTGATAAAATGCCTTGAAATTCAGCCATGGAATCGGCTCTATCTTCAAGGGACTTATTTGTTATTTCTGATTTCCTCTTTTCTATTTCTTCTAAAGCTAATTTATTCTGTATGGCTACAGAAACGTCTTTATAGGCTTCTGCTATATCACGAACAGAATCTTTTTCAGAAAGAAGATTGTCCAAATAACTACCATATTTGTCATTGAATTCTTTTATAAGTTCAATCCTGCGCCTACTACCTTCATTAGTATTTCTAATTGCATCGTAAAGTTTGTAAAGCTCTGTTTGTTGTTGTGTATTGTTTTTAGAAAAATCTTTGAAAGCCTTGTCTGCGTCACTTGTATAAGTTATAAACTTATATATACCAAATCCCAACACTGTAACTGCTGTCGATATGGCTGCGAAAGGATTAAGTTTTAGAGTGGTGAAGAACATTTTCAATGCCGCAACAGAAAGTCTTATAGAAGTTGTAAGATTTGACATTCTCGTGGTTAGCAAGAACATTGCAGAAGTCTGTAGATATGAAGCAGCTGTCACTGCTTTAGTCCATGTTACTTTAGCCTTATCTACTATAATACTTGCAGCTTTGGCATCTTTAAATTTCTCTTCCCATAATGTAGCGAGTTTTAGAGCTACCATATATGTACCTAAACTTCCAACTGTTAGTATGATGAGATCCTTGTATTTGATGCACCAGTCAATCAGTTTAGGCAGGGCCACGATGATTTTTGTCGTCCAATCAGTCAGCATTGACAACGAAGGATTTAACCTTTCGGCTAATTCAATGCCAGCTTCTTTGATCCTATTACGATACTGAGCCATTTTCGCCTCATTGGTGTTTGAGTTGATGGCAGCCTGTTCCATGGCAATATTCGTATCTGTAACAGCGTCGGTATATTGTTGAACCTTGTCTGCATTATCTATCAAAATGGTAGCCGCAGAGAATGCTTCTTCACCGAACATGGCCTGAATCTGTGCCGCTGTCAGAGATTTCTTGTTCAGGTTCTCAAGCGCTGTCTGAAGGCCGACCACTTTCGGATTGGTTTCATCCGGGCCGGTCTGCAATACCAAAAAGAATTTACGGAGTGCGGTACCGGCCGGTTCCGCCTCCAGTCCTTTCTCCGCCAACATCTGTATAGTACCTTGCAAACCTTCGATGCTGACTCCGGCGCCAGCTGCAGCCACACCTGCATTCTTAATCGCTGCTGCCTGGGCTGACACATCGGCTGCACCTTCTTTGGAACCTGCAGCCAGTACATTCACATAGCGAGCTGCCTGATCAGCAGATTCACCATACATGTTCAAAGATACTGTGGTAGCTGTCACGGCATCCTTCAAATCGATTTTGGCGGCTGCAGCCAAACGCATCGCTTCAATGGTAACCGCGTTCAGTGCTTCCTTGTCCTTCAGCAGCTCCGGTTTCTTGGAGCCGATTAACATATATGCCTGAAGGATTTCGTCGGATGACTGACGGATGCGTAGTCCAGATTCATCCATAGCAGTAGACAATCGCTCTGCCTGTTCTGTAAGCCACTGAATAGATGAATCATCCAATCCAGTCAAAGCCTTCAGTTCCGCCTGGGAGGATTCTTTAGAGTCCCGATTCTTGCGGAGGGTATTCAATGCCATGGACATACCTGTAATGGTGGCTGCACCTGTAGCAAGCAAACCGCCCCATTTACTCAAACCGTTATTGAAACTGGTGAGCCACCCTTCTGTCTCCTGAACTTCTGTCTTGATTTTCTGAAGTTCAGCTGTAACCAGTTTAGCCTGCTGTTGGTAATATTTCCACTCCGCAGATCCTCGCTTGATGTGTCCACTGTTCAGCTGGCGATTGATTGCCGTCAGGGTGGCACGAAGTTCTTTCGGAGTCGCTTTGTCGAGGTTGTTCATCACCTCGGTAAGTGCCGTGGTGTCTTTCTTTAACGTCTTGATCTGTGCTTCCGTTTTCCGAAGTTCAGAAGTGACCTGCTTGATTTTCGACGTATCACCGGCTTTGTACGCATCAGCCAGTTCCTTTTTCAATCCGGATGCCATTGCCTCCAGATTCTTCAGTTCCTGCTTTGCTTCTTCACCGTTTACGCGGACTTCGACGGTTGCTACCTGGTCTATAGCCATATTATCTGAAGAAATTTAAAATTGAACGAAATTTGAAGCCAACAAGCAGCACAATGAATATTATTGCAATCACAGTAAACCCGATACAGAATCTTTGCCATGAAGTAAGATCTTTCACTACCTCTACTGTCTTGACTTTCTCTTTAATAACCGTACTGTCTTTTCCTGGAATATAAACCGTATCTGAAGGGACTTTGAAGTCTGCCAGCAGATTCCCCATGGAGTCCAACTTAAACCGGAGTCGTGCATTCTCGGACTGAGCCATATCAAGCCAGGAAAGAACGACGCGTCCGTTTGAGTCGCACTCCAATAAGGCCCGGATGGAAGCGGAATCAGCCGGACGAAACACCGGTACGAGTTTATCATGCACGATGATCTGTGTGTGACTACCTGAAGTAAGGTGCTTCCCGGATTTACATCCGAGAAACACCGAACCACACACAAAGAAGAAAAAAAGTATGATTAAAGCTCTCATAACAATGCCCATCCTTTTTCTACATCTGCCATTACAGCCGGTATACCATTCTCCACCAAGGAAATTGCGGCCGCGAACGCACACATGGTTGTCTTGTCATCCACATCCGGAACGTAGCTTGTCGGTACCTGCATCTCCTTACATACACGTGATATGTAGCTTGATGTGTTGTTTTCGGTTCTGGGTGCCCATCGGCTGATGAAATCTGCAATCGTCTGGCATCCGTATTTCCGGCGGTAGTTCTGCAGCAGCTTGATTAATGCCCGGTAACCATGGGCCATGTCTTCGAATTCTTCGAAGGTCTTGTCTTGTTTTTTAGATGCAGGAATCTCTCCCTGCCAGTCTGTCGCATCTGAGTTGCGGATGTTGCCTGGATTGTTGTTGCGCAGGCCTCGTGGTTGTGTTGTCATAAAAACTCGCTTTTATAGTTAATAATCATTGGGCGGTTGTCTTTTACCGCATCCTCTTACGTCACACCTTTTTACAATCAGCTTTTGATTCTCTAACTCCAGTGTTGTATTTTTCTCCATGAGCTCGCGAATTCGTAGGCGGTCTTCATTCTTTTCCGCATAGAGTTGGTCTATCTTTTTGTCCTGTTCTTGTACTTTAGCTTCTTTTTCTTCATAAAGTTCTTTCCATTCTGCAGCATAACTGGTAATGTTGTCCGTTTCGGCTTTACGAGCAATTGCTTCTTCCTTTCGAGCTGTTGCTTCCTCTTTTCTACGCCGTGCGTCGTGAAACATGAATACTCCTATTAGCGGGAGGAAAATTGAAGAAAGGATACTACTGATTGTATTGACGATATCATTTAAAAACTCCATATAGGTAAATAATCAGAACCGCAATTACAGGAAGAAGTACTCCGGCCAAAATGTCTAGCCAGTCCCATTTCCCACCAATGCTTTTTTGAATATATTCTACAGCACACATTACTACAAATACGCATATTGCACCGGTCAATGCAGCTTGTAGGATAGTCATGGTGGTAAGAAGAAGGACTGAGCCAATCCAGATGATAAAAATAATGATACCTGCTTTGAGGTGTTTTGGGCGGTTACTAATCTTCAGCCACTCAAATAGATTGGATAAATTTGCCATACTTTTGATTGTTTGTTACTCAAAAGTATGAAGTCATGGAGTAGGGTAAAAAGACATAATGAAGTAGAATATGGGTAGAAATAACTAGCTAGTAGCTCTGTTTTTACTTATAATCTTTTGAAATTTTGAAACTATGCGATGTATGTTAGATTGTATAGGATAAATTATTTGAAAATATTAAATTTGTAATATCAGTTTAAAATACAATTATTTATTAAGAATTTATTCAAAAATGTTATTATGACAAAATATATTAAGTCACCTATTGATGAGTTATTTTATTCATTAATGGGATTTTATCCCACAAAAGAAGGAGCGGCATATGAAATAATATCAGCTGCAGCATTAAGCCTACTCGAACATAGAGAGGCTAAGCATAATCAATTTTTAATTGGTCTAAGTGCAAGTCAATATCAATTAGATGGGCTCATCGAAAATGATACAATGATTGAATCTAAAGATTACACAAAAAGAGGGGCAAAAGTAGGTAGGGATGACTTACAAAAGTTGGAAGGTGCATTAACAGACTTGTTAGAAATAAAAAAAGGGTATTTTACTTCTGCTACTGAATACACGGAACCGGCTCAAATGTATGCAGAAGCAACATCTAAAAATCCTTTACAGAAAGAAATCATACCAGTACATTTACGCCCATCAACTAAAGATGATGAAGAAGGTAGAGTAAATAAAATACAAATTCAGATGACAATGGTAGTACCAGATTTTAAAAATGGGACATTTAATATTTTATACTCCGATAAGGAAGAAGAAATAAAGCTCAAAGAATTCATTGAAACAATTGGTCCTATGTCATTAAAAATTGAAGAATTTTATGATTCCTCTGGGAATATAATTGATACTGTTGAAAATATATGTAAAAAACAACAGCCTAAATTTCCGATGGATGCTACTGAGTTTGATGGTGTTTTTTATATAGAAGCCTATATAAAAGTGAATGGTAATTTGTTTCTTATCAAAGGTTTTAAATATCATATACCAATCTTACATCATACTGAAACTTTTACTATTGAAAGCGAAGGGGATGCCAAACTGTTGATTAAATGTGATAAACTTAATATAAATAAATTAATGACAGACATTGAAATGATTAATGCAATCAAAGGTGTTATGGAGCCTAAGTAAATACTTGATTATGGTTTTTAGACACTGTCCAAAATTTTGTGTAAATGGAAACAGAATTCAGCTGTAAATTTCTTCTTATATCTGAATTCTGTTCCCCAATATTTAGTATTCATAATACTAATAATCTGGTTTGCAGATAAATAGAATTTGAATATTTGAGCGTTATTGTATAAATGCCGTGAATTACCGAGTTATTCTACAAGTGTGATATCTCCTAATGCCAAGTCATTACTTATAACTTGGGAAGAAGAATACGAATTATATCCTGATAATGATATTTTAATTGTAGATTCTACAACTTCCCTTTTTATTTTTATACTAAATGTACCATCTTTCTTTGAAAACGCAGAATAGTTTCCCTCTGAATTCTCATTGATAATGTTTATTTTTGCACCATGTAATGGGCTGGATGTGGAATCAATAACTCTACCTGATACAGTTACCAAGTCTAATTTTTCAATTTTGAAATGATTTGCACATGAAGATTTGGCTATCTCTATCAAATCCTGTCTGTTATCTTCTGTAACTGGCATATTATATGTGTTGTCTGACACTGTAAGAGTGCAAGTAGCTATACTTTTGCCAAAGCATGGACAAATGAATGTTTCAGCGAATGCTGCTGCTACAGTAAATAGCGGTATAGCACCTACAAGATGTCTAGCTTGATTAGGAGTATTAGCTTCCATAAACTCATAAGGAGTATTATCATCTGTATACTCGTTGTTATACTTGCTTTCCCTTAAAGCTGTAATACATATCCCAGCGGAACATGTATAATTAATACCAGTATCTTGAGCTACTTTTTTTGCTGCATCAATGATGCCAGCATTCATATTATTTTGATTACCACCCGTAGCCGGATAAGTATCATACAAAGGAGACTTGCTACCCCAACTCCACGTCATATTAAAGCCTAATACAACTCTAGGTTTGCTTTTTGATAAAACATATTCAATACATTTATTCAAATATGGCTGATACAAATCATAATCTGCCGAATCAGAAGAACCATTCTGAAATATTATAATATCCCAATCTTTAAATGTTAATACATCATCTAATGTATATTCATATTTATATGAAGTTGATTTCTGTGTTTCAGAATCATAACACCAAAATTCTTGAAAAACACTTCCAGCAATAACCATATCATTATACAATGATAAATAATCACTAGAAGCCTTCTCTCCCAGAGTTGCACCTGGATTAAACACCCTCGCATAAGTAACATTTGTAATACCAAGATTATCCAGTATATCTTTAAGCCTTGTGTATATATTCCCAGTATAACTATTACCTAAAGTCAATATGTTTAATCTCTCGGGATTTATAGGCAGAGTATTAATAGCGTAGCTGTGATTGTAGTAGTATTCTGAGGTTAATCCATCCGAAATCAAAGCCTGTAATTTTTTTACGTCTTCAGCACTAGCCGCCTTATCTGTACCCCCTTGATAATCATTAACTATTTCTATTTTTTTATCTACAATAAGAATAGCTCTATTATCGGAGTATAGTCCCCAAAAATTAGAATTTAGTTTATCCCAGTCTAACACAATGTGCAATGAGGAACTTCCATTATCTAGGTAATACTCTTTTATCCCTTGAGGTTTTTCCAACACATCTTCCTCAAATCTAAAATTTAATTCATCTTTTTCCTCTCCTCTATAAATTATTGCTGATATTCTGTTATTATTATAACCTACATAACCAAGCTGGTAATTAACATCATTGCTGTAGTTATAGTCTTTAAAACGTATTGCTTTAATAAACTCTGACAAAATAAATGCAGACATATCAACAGTCTTAAAGCTACATGATAATACTGTAGTAGAATCGAAAAGAATACGATATGCGCTGCTTATTAGAGTAATGTCCGATGTCCCGTCAATAAAATAATTGTCTTCGATTTTATCCCAATCTAATGTTAGATATATAATTATATCATTTCCTATATACTTATACGACAAGACTCCTGATGGTTTTTCTGAAACGTTCTCCTCAAGATAATAAGTTATTCCTTGTCCTTCTTCAGAGTCAGATAATGATACGGAAACCCTATTGTTATTGTATCCGAAGTAAGTAAGCCTAATTTTTTTACTTTCTTCAGTATATACTTTTATTGACTTTACTGCCGTCAATTTTGATGAAAACGAAAATGAAGCAGAAACGATACCTATTCCAGGTAAAGATATATTGTGTATATTCCTAAAATTGTTAGAAATATCAGTATCACAGATATTGTATTTATACAGCTTTCCATCAATTTTTATGCTTTCACAATTAAAACTGTGTACAAGCATATCCTTAGAAAAATACCCGAAAATATATGCACTCTTGCTTAGGTTATCAGTAGACAACTCTATTTCTTTTGTCTCAAAATTAAATGTTACAAAAAGTGTATTTCCTGATACTAAACTATAATCTATTACTGTACCGTTGTGTACATAATATACCTGATTAGGAAATATGAATGTAGACTTATTCAATTTAAATGTACTATTATCAGTGTCAATCTCTACACAAACAGAATTGTCTACAAATGGTCTTGCTGCACATATTGGAACGCATCTTCCTTCTATCTCGGTAAGTTTATCATCCCGCTCTTTCAGTTTTTCATCGGTTTGGTTTTTGTCATAGTAATCCTGCTCGAGCTTGTTTATGTGTTCCAGCATTGCCGTGCCTACACGGGTGGCTGTGTTCTGTTTGTTTGTTTTTTCGTCACGAATCTGTATAGCCAGTTGCTTTAGTTCTTCGAAAGTTTTTGTTGCCATAATATCTTCTTTTTTACGAAGTAAACTTACCGTAGTAGATTTCAAAAAGACATCAAAAAGAATACTTGTTCTTATTCTTCCAATGAGAGCCCCAAAGACGATTTCTTAAGGATATTCCTCTTATTCTCTCGTTATATTTAATGGCATCAACAATCAATCCACAAAATTCTTCAGAATACATGTACGCCATCTGTTCCTTTAATACCATAACTGAAGCATAATATGGACGTGAGAACCATTCTCGAGGATACCTCGTTTCACCCGAAGTATAACCACCTCCCCAGCCTGGACCTCTTTTTCGTGGAATATCCAGCCTATTTTCCTCTCGATATCTATAATCCAACACCTCAAGGTAACCTTGATTACCTCTTTTATATCCAACTCCAGTACCGCAATCCTGGTATATACCATACTCCATGAATTTGTGCTGTATAGTCGCGAAATCTGTTGATCCTGCTACATTCTCAGTAATCTGCCGATGCAAAGTATATGTATCTATTACGTGCAATCGTTCTATCTTCTCACGCCAGATATTTACCATCATCTCAGACCATGCATTCATGTATTTTAAGCGATCTTCAGGGGTCGCTTTTTCTGCCATTTTCCGTTTTTCCTCTGAATCAAGGCTGTGCCACCCTGTATTCATTCCATGCCATCCTCTAGCCATCCCATTCGTCCTCCTTGTAACATAGATCAGTCGGTTCAGTCAGCTCAACCATGAAATATAAGCCCGTGCATCCGGAAATGAAATACTCTCCAAGCTCACGGGCATAGATACGTGACACATTCAGGAAGGATAAATCCAAATCTTCGTAGATATACTTGTCACGGATCATGCGGGAATGGAACTGTCGGAAGAGCTGCCGGCAGATGTCCAGTTTCTCCGCCCGGTCGGTCATGTCATCGTATTTATACCGGATAAGAAGAAACACCGTGAAGGTACGTTTCTTGAACCAGCCACCCCCGATTTGTTCGACGGCAGCGTCGTTGGTATCATCGATGCAAACGAAAGAAGACCGTTTACGGAAATTATCGAGTACATCCTGGAGTGAATTGATACCACTGCAGGAACATGGGAAGAATGCATTCGCCTTGGCCAGCTTATTCTTTTCTGTCAGTTCCGTGAAATAAGCATGGCCGTCAAAGAATCTAGTTGTGTCCATTTTTCTGTTTAGATTTTAATTCTTGAATATCGTGTGCTTTGGCATCCAGTTCTGTCAGCGCCCGCCAGCAGTCCATCTGCAGTACTTCCTTCTCTTTCGTCACATCGCCGCCGGTCAACGCCCGGATCTGGGCGTTCATCGCGCCCATCAGGTCGGGTACTTCCGGCTGATCAGCGTCATCCATCCGCTGGAACGGTTGGAAGAAATGAGGGAAAAGAGATGCGAAATACAGTTTGATGCTTCCCCACCAAAGGAATATGGAAACAAGTTCATACCCCTTGATTCGAGAGAAGGCAGCTTTCAATGAACCCCTGAAGCCCGGCTTCTTTTTATAGAGGAAGCCGTATAAGTATTTAAGTTGTGATACATCGTGAGAATACAGATAGCCCTGGTAATGGTTCTCACAACACAGGTAGTCTTCAAAGCTCAATCCGTGCAGCATCGCATCGATGGCATGCCGGCCGCCTATCTTATCCAGCCGGACAGGATGGGCATTGGGTTCTGAAACGAAACCAATCTGCCGGAGAAAACTATGAACCTGCCAGTCCTGCAGGATGAATCTTAATTTCTTGTGCCAGTTCAGGCGGAATGTGCAAAGCCAGCCTTCTTTTACCCGCTTGCGGATACGGATGCCAGTGAATCGCATAAAGACGTAGGTCTTTGCCTTGACCGGAGGAAACAGGGTGATGACCAGGAACACATACCGAAGCTGTTCCTGGTTAAGCTGCTGCCATGCCGTAGGTAACCGGAAATCGAGTACCCTACCCGAAAAAGTATGTGGAATCTTCCTTTTCATTTCGATAAGTTTCAAAATGTTTGACCTTATAAGCTGCCGAATCCTTGTAGCTGACAAATACCTCCACCTTGGATTCCGCATAGTTCTCGATGCGCTCCAGCATACTCTTTGCTGCCGGCCAGTTCTTGGCGATGCAGAAACCGATGAACTTACACATGTAGTCGGCCATGGCGGACTCCTCTTTGGTGAAAGCGTTGTGCCGTGCCTGTTCCAGCATGTGCTCGAAGAACTCAGCCGATACGTGCTGCATAATCTTCTCTTCAGCCTGATACATCCTTGTCCGGAGCTCAATCAGTTTGGAGCGATGAACGTCTGCTGACGGGAAATCGGCGTACAGCTTCAACTGTCTGGCCGTATAAATCAGGTTGGGAATATTCACACGGGCCAATGCGGTATCCGCCCAGTCGGTACCGACCAACATCTCCAGGCATCGGTCATAGGTATCTTCGTAAGCATTTACGACCTGCTGCAGCAGGTTCTTCACTCTGTCTGCGGAAGCCGGAGCCAGATTTTGGTTAGAAACAACGCCAAAACCCGTTGGTGTCAGTACCAAATCCAGCTGAGGTATCTGTTCGGCATACGTGCGCAAGCAGATAAGTTTCATCACACAAACTTCCAGTCCCGGAACCTTGTCCATATTGTCGGCCGTATCACCAAGCAGTTCATTCCGCAACTGAAGCTCCACATCCTGAAGATGCGGTGAAATCATATCGAACACTTCAGATGTGGAGTTCGTGGCCGATGATACGATCTGTTCGAATTGTTCTTTAGTTATTATCATCTGTCTGTGAAATATGAGAGGTTTTTACTTTTGCATCCGTATTCTGGTCAAGGGTAGTGAGTAGCACCATGGGAACATCCGGATATACTTTCTCACTCCAGCCATTATATTCTATCACGATGTTGTGGGGGATATTCATCAGGTCATGGAAAGGTATCTCGAGAGCCTGCTTGAGCGTGAACAGTTCACGTTTATCCGAACCGGAGTTGTTACTCTGACTCTTGCCAGGCGTAGCGCCTACCAGATTCGGATGGATGTTGTCGCCGTAACAGGTGATATTGCTGGCTTCCTGGATATCCTCGCTCCAGTCGCCTCCCTCCTTCCCGGCTTCGATGACATTGATTCGTACCATCTTCACTTCCCGTCCGTTCGGATCGATGTAGTAACCGGTAATCCATACCTTCCCGGAGTTCTCGATACCGGAAACGAAGTTCTTGATATTCTCCTTTTCCTTTTTGATGCGTTCCAGCTTCTTCAGCGGGTCCGTGATATGCTCTTCAGCACAGATGTTACTCCAGTAATCCTTATGTACCTCGACCTGGTACTTTACGCTGGCATGATTCCGGAGCTTTGCCTTCTTGCCTTTTCCTATCAGCCGTTTGATGTCGTACCAGTCCCCCCGGAAAATACTGGTGTAATACGGTATGGGATAGTATTGGAATCCAGGAGTCGGGAAACGTACCAGAATAGCGAATTTCCGCTCACCGGTTCTTATTCTAGCCACGCCATCTCGTCCAGGTTCCCGTCCCATCAACACCATAAGTTCTCCCATCGGGTCGCGCGGGTCGAGCAGGCGGATCACTTCATAATCACCTGCAGCCAGTGTCGTATTGCTCCGGTAGTTCGCATAGATCACATGGTTGATTTTACCGTTCTTGGCTTTCTCGAAACGGCAGTAGCAAGCCTCCTTATGTACAAGCCGGTTAATCTGTTTCCCGTCCTTTGACAGGATGATTACCGACACACAGAAAAAGAAATACTTCATGTCGGTGGCCTGCTCGAGCTGGAATGTCGGAAGGCTATTCCGCAACATCCATCTTCTGATTTCCGGATGCCTGGTCGGCTTCTCGGTATCCACGTCCATGTACTTCAGACCGGCACCGTAACAGGTGATGACATTAAACAGCTTGTTCTGACTCATCACCTCATCCACTCCAATCATCTTGATAATCTCAAACGGCAACTGGTTGTCTGTCCCGAAATTGACATACGCCATGCCGTTCCGTCCAGGAACCGGTGTCGTCTGAATATCCGCGTCTTCATCAAATACCAGACTACTGTCTGTCACGGAAGCCATTTCTGTAGCCACGTTCGAAACCTCGATATTAAAAATCTCCCCTGGTATGAATGCGGCATCGTATTGTGAAGTTGTCTTGTCCATAATCGTCGTTTATAGGTAAATCGTCATGTTGTTGATCTCGAAGAGCGTTATATCCCGGAAGCTGCGTATCAGTCCGGAGTTCGGGAGACGTACCCGATGTGTACCGCCCCGCCAATGGGAGCCTATACAGACAGCTCCCTTGTACTCCAGGATGTCCCCAGTACTGAGTTTCCAAAGCTTCAGGTTACATGGCTGCCCAGACTCGAGCAACCTTAATGCGTCTTTGATATGTATTACGTTCATATGCTTTAATTGTATGTGTCATCGAATGAGTCATCGAATATGTCCGGCAACAACGTCATACGCTGCTGGCACCGGGATGCATGGATATAAGTCACCGTAAAGGAGAACAGCCCGTCATCGGAATCGTTCCGGTCCGTATCGCTTTCGATGATTGTGATCGGAATATCTCCGGAACTATCCATCAGGTATACTTCGCAAGACCTTGCCACGTCATCAGCCAAAAGATACATCGATTGTGGGATGAATCCGGTACTGACCGTGTGCTTGCGCTGCTCGTCCACATGATAGGTCCGATACCGGCCGCTGAAGTAGGCGGCGCTGCGGGTCAGCTCCGGCTCCACCGTTTCTCCCCCCGCAAAGTAGAATGTCTCGAGCACACCGAACGAGTTACGGAATTTCAGTCCCACTGTTTCGGGTTCTCCATGATCCACCCGGAAAGTCAGCCTCCTGGCACCTGCCAGAACGGTATAACGCAAAAGCCGGTAGCCGGACTGGGTGAACCGGGAAGGAGACACATCTACGGAGCGGATGCCGTAATCGGCCACGTTACCCAGGGAACGGGTGGAGGAAAGCAGCTGGTTCCGGTCATTGACAAAGACACATTCTACCGTTATCGGGATGGTGGTACCTCCGGAAGCCAGTTTACCGGTAGTCAGATACAGCGTTTCCGTGCGCCCGAACGAAGTCACCTTGTCACGTCCGGCCAAAGCCGTCAGGAAATAACCGTTTACAAAATCATCCGCCGAACAGGGGACAATGTGCCGGCATAACAGGACAATGAAGGATTTGTTGACCGCCGTTTCTCCGGAAGCGGACAGGGAATAGCTGAACTGCAGCAGCTGGGAGGAAAGAAGATAAGGTTCCATCAGCGAGAACAGGTCCAACACGTTGATTTCATTATTTGAATCCGGCGTATAGGTTTCCTGCAGGATGACAGAACTCCCCTTCTTCAAGGTGAACGCCACCTGTTTATCCGCTCCGATGATGAAATTGTCCAACTGCGAAGACAGTACAAAATCCGGTATATCTTGTTTGACAGTAAGCATTTTCGTTGTTTTTCTCAAAGATATACGGATGCAGAAAGGGCTAAAAAGACAAAAGGCGCAACGCTATCCCAGCGCCACGCCCTCCTATAAAATGTAGAAAAAAATATCAATGTTCCATCAGAATCCATGCCGGCCGGTTATCCGGAGACAACCCCACCTCATAGCCCAATTCATGCAGGTGTCTGGCGATGTCATTGATGCCCATCTCCACCATATCGGCCAGTTCATCCTGGATTTGCTGTGTCGTCTTGTATATCACCCGCTCATCGCCGGGTTTACCGGGCAGATAATGTTCCAGGTACCGGATGAGTATCGTTTCGTCAAATTCAGCTTTCTTGTTCATCCGAAACCTCCTTTCTGTCATTCAACGCCAAAGATATCAGCTGATGAAGTTCTATCAGTTCTTCACGCATACAGTTCAGAATCTGGTCCTGATAAAAGAGAATAGAATAACATTCATTCAAGACTTTGCCATTCTCATAGACAACCGTCTTTTCAACCCGATAAACTGCATTATTTGCCATACCGCTCCGCTTTTTTAAGTTGACCAACAGACAGACCGAACCACAGCGTAACTGCAACAGCCGCTAACGGATGAGCGAATACGGTACCGATTAAGAGAGCGAAGGAAATCACCAGCTGCCAGAACAGCAGGGCACGGTAGTTAGTAACCTTTTCCTCGAGCAGGAAAGTAAAGAACCGGTTCTCTTTTTTAAACCATAACGAGATACGGCTTTCTTTTGCCTGGCGTACAGGCAATGCGATTTGATTTTTCATTTTTGTACAGCAGTTTAAAATGAAACAATATGTTGGTTAAAGAACGGAGAGAAAACAAAAAAGTTCCGCTCCCCGCTGCTGTACACCTGAATCAGGCCGTGGGTCCATTAAGACTCCACACGGGACGGAACTATAAGATATAATAGGCCATGCCTTAGACATAAAAAATGCCCGCAGCAAAGTTATTTGGCGAGCCATCTCGCCTGATTCAAATGTACAGCATTGCAAATGTATGTTTTTGTTTTGAATTGGCAAAAGAAAAAGCGGAAACTTTTTGGAGTTTCCGCCTTTTATCGAGTCTTTGAGTCATGTTCTTGGTACTTCCTTATAAATACCGCAGTACTGTCGCGGAAATACTGCGATACTGGATAAAAAGAGTACTAGATAAGGTTATCATTCGCCTTTTATGGATTTCACTAATTCGTCTTTTGCTTCTTTACGCATTTCAGTTTCCAATACATCATAGGCTAATAAGACATCTTTAATCGCCTTTATTTCTGTAGTAGTTAAGTTTCGTGTTTTAGTATATTTCCCACTCAAACGCATTTTTATGCTCTTACCGTTAACCATCTTCTTTAAGAATGCAAGTAAATCATCACTCACACGAACATCTATCCATTCCCATACTCGCGTATCATTCTCAGTCTGTTTCTCTCTGTATTTATCAAAAGGTATATTAAATGTGTTGCCATCATACGACAGATAAGCGTATTCAAAGAAAATCCAATCTTCACCTTCGTAAGACATCCTCAATCTTAACCAAATACTACCCTCATTTTGGCCAATATATATTGATGTATAATTGGTGTTTGTATAATGCATGAAATATGGATTTTCATACCAAGTAATGTGATTTATATCATCATATTTTTTCCTGAGCTTACTAACAGCCTGCAATCTAGCTTTTTTCTCTTCTTCTGCTTTCTTGAGCTGTTCAGATTCATATTTAGAAACCAAATCTTTCACCTTAGTATATTCCTTGGACTCAGGGTGATATTTTTCCAATTTACCCTTAATGGATTTAAGCTCATAAATATTACCAGCTTTGTACAACTCATCAATGTTTGAGCATAACTTTTCCGGACTGTTTCTGTATCCTTCAAGCTCGGGCATTACACTATTCAACGAATCTCTCAGCAACGTAACTTCAGATGTCAAACTTTGAATCTTTTTCTCTAATTCCCCATTATTGCAAGACAACAAAACGCCACAGCATGGAATAAGAATGAAATGTTTTACTTTCATAGACTATTTAATTTATTCATAATTTCACATAATTCATTCTCGTAAATAAGTCGGATATCCTTTCCTTTTGCTTTAAGATCTTCAATTTTCTTGAGCTTTGAAGGTCCAGCACCCTCTCCGATGATGACAATATTAGTCTTGCCGGAAATCGTTGTATTTATGTCAGCTCCAAATGATTTTAGAATAGAACCGAGTTCATCACGGTCCGGATAAGCACAAAAAGTACCTGTAATCACCACCTTCTTCTGGAAAAATATCGTATCCTTATTTTCAACTTCATCGCTTGATAGAGGCATCAAAGTATCATGTTCATACTTGCGTGCATCCTTATTAGCCATCACTTCCTTCAGACTGTAATGTGCCTGGTCCATTGAAATCCGTCCATTGTAACAAAGATACAGTTTGGCACATGCTTCAGCATCGGCCAAAGCATCATGGTGATTGGACAATATGATTCCGTTTTCTTCGCAACAAGCCTTCAGACCTTTCCCATACAAATCCAAAGTATCAACGTAATTTTCCAGATTCAACCCGGTCAGTCCATAATACCCCATGCAGGCCCTAAAGACATTGATGTCTGTGGAACTGTTATGACAGACTATCGGAAGATCCTCAATGAGGGATTGTATCAAAGGGAACAGTTCTGCGAAAGTGGGGGCATCGGCTACCATCTCATCTGTCAGTCCGTGTACATGGGTATTACGTTCGGTCCGAGAGTCAGGTATGGGTTTGATAAGTGAATAGAACTTCTGACTGATAACTCCGCTATGCACTCTTACCAACCCAATTGAACATGCACTGGTCAGCTCCGGTGTCATGGTTTCAAAATCTACTGCAACAAAATCCAGTGTTTCCATAGTATGCGTTAATTTTTGATATAAAGATTATAGCGCAAATGTAATAAAAGGTTAAGAGGAAGGCAAAAAATAAGCGGAAACTTTGGGGGGGAGTTTCCGCTATAAAGTTGTAGTGATGTATAACTATATACAGAAGTCAACTGAATGTTTATCTTAATTCATTTGCTAAATCAATAAGCGTTATATTACTACCATCTAACTCCTTCATGTATTTTTGTATTTCTGCATCATCTATATGGTTAGCAGTCCGATATATTTTAAAATCGCAATACTCATAAAGCATCTGTGTATGCTTTTGATTCATGTTACGCAACTGGATCAAAATACTTTGCCTGGATTCTTCATCTCTAGTAAAAATTCTAACCTTTATTTTTTCATTATCAGGTTTAACTTCACATTGTTTACGGAAAAAGTCCGCAAAGTATGGATAATCAGTTGAACCTAAAGAATGTCCAAAGAAAATAACCTCATCCGCTTGATTCAGTTTTGATTTTAGATTATGTGATGCATAGTAAGGACTATGCGATTTAATCATGAAACAATAACTGTCGTCAATCTCAATATCATCCTGGAATCCCAATATTATCGTTGTATCACCATCTTTTGTTTTATAAGCCAAATTACCATGCATATAACTTATAGGGATTTCTATACGATTACAATCGATAAATGGAGCCAGCTTATTAATATCTGTATAATTAAATGTTACAATCTCAACATTCTCTTTTTGGTTTAATATTCTCAAAAGTTCTAAAGCTAAAGAATTTCCATTTATATTATCATAACTTAGATTTTGCATGTAATCAAAAAGAGCTATTCTTAATTGCTGAAATGTTGCTTTTTCTGTTTTTGTTACCTTAGCCAAACTTTTATAGACCCTATTACCTGAAACTTCTACTGGAACTTTTCTAGAAGCCAATTCTCCGAGTTCTGTTTCAACATCTATCCATCCTTTTATATTCTGACAATCTTTGAGGTAATCAAATATATTTATTTCTTGATGATAGGTATCAATATCACGCGTATCTCTTTTAGCAGATAAGTTATCAGTGAAGAAACTGCTATTTAAAAAATCGCCATAACCTGTTTTAAGATTTAAATCCAAGTCAAATCCATTACCTATAACGAAAAGAATTTTATGTGCTGTTGAATTATTCATGATGATATTTATTAATGTAACCATTCTATTTTCCGCCACGACAATTTTATCGGCTGTTTTTCAGCCGATAAAATAAAAATGTCCGCAAGAAAATAGTTTAGTTTTAACATTCCGATTTATAAAAACATGG